CTTTGGAGTTCTGAAATCTATATTTTGCTGCGGTGTTACTCGAACATATTGCGTATCTTGCAAGAAACGAGTATTAGATCCAGAGATATATTTGCCGGAAGTAAACTTGGCAGAAGTATCGATGGAAGTAAAGTTCGGGATAATTGATTCAACATAAGCATTCGCGACAGAGAACACTTTATTCTTCCTTGCGAGAATGCTATCACCGCCACCGAAACCCGTCTCTGTAGCGACTGAACCGACATCAATTTGATAACCATTAATGTCAGCGGCAGTGACTGTATGCGCTCCGTTAATACTTGCCAAAGGAATCCCGTTGACATCTACTCCACAACTATCAAGGTATGCTTGATCGCCGACTGCAAGACCATGACCTTTCTGAGAAACGAATACTGTCGAGGAACCGGAGGTCGTACGAATAGGATTATCCGATAACGCCGCTGCTGGTAATCTAGCATTTCTAAGGATCAAACTACCGCCACCAAGATCAAAACTCGCACGGTGAAGGTTGAACATCAAGTCCTGATCTTTAGACTCTAACCAAAGCACGCCATTTTGCGGCAGGAATAGTGATCCAGGAGCAGGTTGGGAAGTTATTGATAATGAATTTGACCCCAACACTGTTTCTTTAGTCTTAGCGCTGAACAACTCATATTCTGTAGATTGTGTAGAGACAACAATCGCGTACTCTGTCCAAGGTTGTAAGAAGATAGGTTCCTCAAACGTGAACGCTGTTGGTGCTACCTGAACATCTGATAACTGCGGATCAGTACCAACAACAGTGACATCACTTGGATTCAAGAATACATGAGAGTCCGGAACAATTGTAGTTGTAGAAGGTTTGCCGTCTTCAACAGGACGAATATGAATTGAAATCGGAAGATTACCAGAATCTTTCTGCCTGAAGAACAGATCAATCTTCGTCAGTACTGCGCCGAACTGATTGTCGACATAGAAAGTTTGCGCCATTGGATTCTGAGGAATCGACAGCGGATTTACTATAGGACCAACACATTGATTTTCGTTTACACTTATGTAATCCGATAGTACCTGAGACATTTGACCAGTAGCATCTAGTCCTGCTAACGCCGCCGAGGAAAGAGGCGAAGTCGCCGAACCGTACATTCCAGACAACTTAGGATCTATGATAGAAACACCCGAAGCAGGTATTTGGTTCAGAACATCTCTTGTTTCTTTTGGCGAATACGTGCTTACCCGAGAATTAATATAACTCCACGGAGTAATTGCTTGATGAGAACGTGTAGAAAGAACATGATTGTATCGCTTACTGAACGCACCGAGTGCTGTATAATATGCAAAACATTTGCTGTTTGCTTCCGACCAGTTATTCACATTAATATCGAGCAACTTGAACTCACGGATACCGGTGCGGAATCTTCTGTAGACTGCTTTCTTCTGCTTCCTCTTACCATAACGAGTGATATAGTAAACTGGTTTGATGTTCGGAATGAAGAACGATCCAATCACTTCTCCGTTTTCATCCGAAGTTAATTCCGTCGTGCCGTCTGGGTGAGAGGTGACTGTACTGTTTCGGAAAAGACTTCCGATATCGTCAGTACGATCCGCCCAACGAACAAACGATGATTCGGTGCGGCACCACTCTGCTACTTCTTGACCGTCAAAGAAAGGGGTGAACTTAGTTCTAGGTTTTAGACCTTTCGCATGGAAATACACCTTTCGCGAGCGCATCCAAGGGACTAGCGCAAGGTCTACAATTCTACCATTAACGACTGAGCGTAATGTATCAGAAGAGACTACTCGAGAAACATATTTGCCGTTTGCTGTATCGGTCGGCAAAGAACTAATTGAAGAATTGTATTTTTCTCTACGGAAATAATCACGTCTTCTTCTCGTTTGATCGCTATGTCTTGATCGGGAATTATAGTCGAACTGAGCATCCTCCGACTTTCGTCCGACCCAGTTCCACATCCAGTTATTCCAGAGGAATGCTTGTTGTCGATCTAACTTAGTTGCTCCGGCGATAGCAGACTCTGCTTCTTCTTTACACTCTTTCCACTCATCCGAAGAAGGCGAGAGTTTTAATGTACCGACATTATCGACAATACCGAATGGGTTTACATTGACTGATCTAGATGCAAGACTCTGATTTTTCCAAGATGTTTCAGAATAATTCAGATAGACTTGATCGCCTTGTTTTGTAATATTATTCCCTGCAGGGTTTAGCGCAGAATCCCAAACTAATCGAACATTGTCTTCGTCTGCAGAAGGACGGATTAGTCGACTCTCTGGATCAATCGACGCATCGTAGTCTGGGTGACGAGTATCAGCACCAGTCTGATCTTTAAGGTCATCTACAGTCGAACCGCTGACAATTCTTTCGTTTCCGTCGCTATCTAGTGCCTTGCGCATACGTTGCTCAAGTTCAAGCAAGGAAAGAGTTGTATATTCTTCTAGTTCATCGAGTTTTGCTTCAATCTTACCGATATCCGCCATTGTATATCTCTTGTGATCAATTGGCGTGATCTGAAGATCATCTGGATCCATGGTATTTGCATTCATCAGAACTTTATAGAGTTCCAATGCATTATCTGGAGTCGGTTTGAACTGTGGGATCTCTGCTTGTTGACCCATCAAAACCTGAATATCGCCTTCCTGCGTCACGATTACCTTATCAGCACGTGGCAAGTAATAACTTACATCTGCAGTGATGTTCGTTCCATTTCGTGGCAGTTGATGGATGTTGCTAAATACATCATCACTATCACGATCCGCACGGAAATCAAGATAATCGAATAGACTAACCTCTGTTCCGTCTTGAAGAGTATGCGTTGGGATATCAGCATAGTCTTGCGCGTAAGAAGTCGCGTCGTAAAAATCACCAGCACCACGACTGTAATACTGATAGTTTACATAGATCTCGTTCGGCGCAGAATCCTGAGCATTTAAGATCATTCTTCCTTTATCGTAGAAGTTATCTCTTTGCCCATCGTCTAATGTGAATCTACCCAGCATGTCAAAACCCGATCCGTCCGTGTGACGAACCGAATCTACTTGGTAAATATCAGGGTTGTCGAGAAGATAGTAGTTAATCCCACCGACCGATCTCAATGGCACTGTGGCGCTCGCAGAAGTCAATGTCTTTGATTTACGAGTCGCTGTCTTGGAATAGTAGTAGAGGATCTCATATGTTTTGCTTGGAGTCAATCCTGGACCAGAAATTTGTGCGTCCTTTCCGCCATTAGATGTTGTAACAGTTATATCTTGGAAAGACTGATCGCTAGCAGCAACAACCCAAAGGGATGTATCGTTATATGCTTGACCGACCGGCAACGTTGCCATAGTGAGAACACCACCACCGTCCGTTGTCTGTGATTGTCTGCCCTGTACCGTCATCGTAATATCTGCGAATGACTCTGGACGAGGACGTGCTGTCGGGAACAGCAAATCGTTATCTGTTGTTTGGTTGAGAGTGAATTGACCGCCTTGCAAAACGACACCAAAATAATCGTTATTGAAATCTAGACCAATTCTACGAGCGTCGTTTAAGTCGCCCGAGATACCTGTGCTTGGTTCGATGTCGAAAAGGTAGATACGGTGAAAGGCACCGTCTTTTTCTACGGCACGAACGTGTGCAGTTCCCAATGAAGAACCGTCTCCGGCGAATATGCTGCATCGAGCATTATCTAAGTCGGGGAGACCACGGCAAGAATCTGCTAAAATATAGTTACCGTAAGAAACAGGGATCACATCATTCGTCACTGTTTCTGTTGCTAGAGGTTTTGGAACACTTAACTTAACTGGTGATGAGTTCTCAACGCGATATCCATTAACATATGCAATTCCAGACGATACGATAAGGTCTAAATTAGAATCACCGACATTTTGATCTTCGAAGTGAGCAGTGAATGGGTTGACAATATAGTCACCAGATTCTTCATTTGTTCTATTCGCCAGCATGTCGCCGATCTTGCTATAGGCATCTGAAGTTCGAACCTCATCTACAATTGTAGAGTTTTCGACCCGAGCAATGTAAACGAAAATATCGTCACTAGTGACTTTATCTTGAGTCGTAAGAGTTAAACGGATTCTGTAACGGTCTGCTCCTGGAGATGCTGTATTCGGTGTTGTTCCAGTATTGTCGTATAGATCTTGTGTGTCGTTTACAGTTACAACTTCTTGTTCTACTTTGAATCCAACAACAGCGTCTACTGAGTTTGTGTATGGCGAAAGAATAATTGATTGGGCGGGTGCATGTACAAACCGACCCATAACAAAGAAGTCGCCCTCATATGCGTCGAAACGTACACCACGCCCTGTCGCATTCGGGATCTCAGTGATAAGTTGATATCCACCTGGACCAACTAGGGTTTCGCCATCTAAGAAAGTTGCCGGTGAACCTGTAACGCTCGCTTCGTTGTTGTCGATGTATTGAATATACAGCGTATCTAAAACGAAGTCATCAGACTTTGGTTCGACCCGTAGAATTTTTGCTTTGATTCCAGACGTAAGACCTTCGAAAATCGAGTCAAGAGGAATATCCGAAAACGCTGCAGGTTCGTTGGTCGAAGCAATTTTTACGCAATCATATTCAGCGTTAATTGCCGTTCCACCCGAAGAAACTGCTGCACCCTCTTTAAAAATGTTTCGTCCGAATCTACCCATCTCTTCGTAGACAAGAGTCTGTAGTTGAGTGAGTTCGCGTGCCTGTAGCGCTCGACCTGAATTAAACAGAATCTGATGATAGTTGTCGCTGTCACTATAATCGTCTCTGTATGTGCTCGGGAGCGTCGTTGAAGTAAATGTTGTTGTCATCTTTTATCCTAGTTCAATTACTATGCGAATGTCTTCGGTCTGAGTTTCTTCTCTTGTTATTGAAGAACTAATATTATTTAGGTACAAAATTTCACCGGAATAAACATCGATGTCTGGATCGCCTTGACTTAAAACAGTTAATGATCTATTTGTTCCAGTGATGTTTTGTATAACAGCATTGTTTGAAATACTATCGAATCCTGTCTCTTGGTCTTGATAATAGTATAACCTTGACGCTGGTCTGTCATGATAAAAAACTTTTAATCGTGCTGAGTTTGAAGAGGTTGAGACCAACTCATCTTCTAAGAAATCACCCGTCGCTACGCTCGTTTCAAAATACCTCAAACAGTTACCTGTATTTCCCGAAAAAACCGTATTAGAGTTATGCTGCTTGGGATTCTTTAATAACACAACCTGCCTGAAATCATTTTCCGACACGAGTGTACCCGCCTCGTCCCCTTGAATGTCTACCTGTAGCATTAAGGATCTAGACTTTAAAGAAACGACTGGGTCTGCAGCAAGACCTCCTGCCGGAGAAATCACTGGTCTCAGTGTAACGCCAGATCCATCTGTGGCGATTGTAGCAGCATGAGAGTATCCTGATCCGTGAGAGAAAGAACCAGAACCATCTGAGTCTATCTGCACACGATTGACACCATTATCATCTACTGACATAGAAAAGGAAGCACCTGTTCCATCGCCAGTTATAGAAATGGTTGATGAAGGAAGATAACCTGTTCCGGAAGCATCGTCAATAGCAACGCTCAATATTTCACCTGAAACTGCGTTGTCTTGTATCAACCGCTGAGTGATTTCTTCAGGGATCGACAATGATGATGCAGAATCTTGTATTGTCGATACTGGCATGTATGAAGCAGTTTTGAAATTAGATATGGCGGCAGCAGACATCTTATACATTAAGCGCCACTTATAACCATCCGAAGTCTTAAATGTATTGCCGTTTAAAGCACCAGAAGGTTCGACAATCGAATTCGCCACGGTGTTAAATGCGTCTTTGCCTTGCTCGATGCAAATATATACTTCATCGGAAGAATTTACAACATAGAAATTAGTTTGCTCTGAATTGTTATCTTCGTATGCTTCGTATATACCGCCGCTTGACCACGTAACTGTAGGTACAACAAAGGAAGCGTTACTCAATATCTTTACCGATTGCAACGAGTTTCTAAGTTTAAATTGTTCAGAATTCGAAGAAATATCAGTCGCTTGGGTAAAGTCGCCAGATCTAGAGAATCCAACGTAGTAATTATCGACACCTTCGACATTAGACTTTAATTGGTCTAGGAGTTCTTTTCTCAAATTGTTTGTTACTGCGCTGGTCATAGGTCAATCTCTGTTTGCATTATAATTGTTATTTATACGGTATTTGTGATAACTGCTCGAGCACTAGAGGAAGATGCATCATAATTGAGAATATTATTCCTCAACGGATTAATCGTCGCTTGGTTTGCCGGCAATGCAGTAATCTTAAAGTAAGTTCCGGAAATCAAAGAACCTGTGAACCCTGACAGTATGATCGATCCGGATGTTGCATCATAACTACCAACATTGTCCCTTACAACATTTCCTGCCGTGTCGACGATTTCAATGACCGAAGAATTAGATCTATTTCGAAGGGTGCAAACCTTTCCTTTGAAGAAGAAGTTTGAAGATGTTATCGTATTTGATTCTTCATCGGCGGTGGCAATAGAACTCGGGAATACGATTGTATAGTTGGTCGTACCACTCCGAGGAGTAAATCGATTCTGCATTCTAATTGTTGAACGACTTGAAAGCACGGAAGCGTCAGTCTCATCGATGTCTGTAAGCAAGTTAGATCTTCGGAAAGATTTATCGAACTCACCAAGGTTAGTTTCAAAGTGCGTTTCCATCGTAGACCTTACCGCACTTTCAATCGCTGTTTGAGAAGAAGATGTTAGGTTTGGATTAAACTGAAATACCGTATCAATCTCGACGAACGTTCTGTTCGGTTCAACAAACTCGATCTCAAAAGAAGCGACCGAAAGATCTTTCGCTAGATTTCGAATATTACCCTTCGCTGTTTCTTGTAGAACCGCGTCGTCTGTTGAGAAATCTATTGAAACATATACTGATCCATACTTTGGTGGAATGTTTTCTTCACCGCCCCAAGATTTTATATCGTTAATCAATGAAGAAAAGTTTCTTAAGATTAACGCAGAGTAATCTTCGGCAGTAACCATGCGGTTTTGCGAAGCATAAAGGTATGGTGCATTTTTACGAATTGATTCAATATCTTCTTTCAGTGTACCGCCATCCGAAGTCGCAACTGTAACTACTTCAATAGCGAGTCCGTCTATTTGAGATTCTGGAGTAAAGGTGCTCGCGCCATTCGCCTCTGGTCCAACGACCACGTCGTAAATGACCTGAACACGATTGCCTGCACTCGGCACTTGGTTTGTTATAACACCATTACCGAAGGACAACTCATAGAATCCATTCGGCGTTTCTTTGATTGCGTAAATCTTAGATTTGCTTGTAATGTTTGTTGCTTCTAATACATCCGTGTAGACATCATAGTATGCTGTTGATGTATCTGCATACACTCTAACAACGACGGTGTCTAAGTCGAGATTAGAAACAGGTATCACATACGTGTCGTTGTCGCTCGCATCACCAGCAATATAGTTCCTCTGCTTCGTCGTGCCCTCATATATCGGAAGGTTGATGTTATCATTGAGCGAAAAATAGAAACGATTGGAACCGTCGTTAGTCGCTGTGAATGTCTCACGCGTTTTAAATGAATATGATTTATTATCAACAGTCGCAGTGAATGAAGTTCCGGCAGGCATCGTCTTGCTAGACGGTCCTGTTAAATCAGTAACATACATTTGAACGATTGCTGTTGATGCAGATCTAGACGCAACAGTATATCCTAAACTTCCGGCATGACCGACAAGAGAAGATCTTAACTGTGCAGTAGAAAGAAACGACTCATTAAGAGCAAAGTTGGCAAGCAACGCGTTTTGGTGGGTGTTGTAAGCAAGTACGTCTAACAGGTTAGATAGACCGGATGCTTCAAAGTTGTAATCAGCAAATTCTGATTGCTTCTGAAAATACTCTTTAAGACCATTCTTGATTTCATTAAAGTCGAGTTCAGAAGAACGAATTGTGGTTGCCATTTGTCTTCTCCAAAATTAATAACAAAAGTATTTATACACAAAAAAGGGGACCGAAGTCCCCTTTAATTCATATTATTTTAATATTATGGATTCTGAATAGTCAGAGCGTCGCCATCTTCAGTAGTCAGGTATCCAGATTCGTCCTGAAGCATGAAGGCACCTGCCGGTACACCAGGAGCAGGAGGCGTACCGCCACCACCCGAACCAGCACCGATTTGACCAAGCATAAACACTTGAGCACCAGACAACGTGACGTCTGAAGTCAGCGTAATGTTATCAGCATCAATAGCATCAACATCGAAACTAATTGCAGAACCGACTGAATTCATTACATGGATAATGAAGTCGTGCTTGTCGACCAGACTCATTGCGTGGTTGATTGTCACTGGAGTGTTTGCAGTCAGAGATACGTTAGTGTCTGTGTAAGACTTAACATTATCACGACCTTCAAGGTTAGTTACGCGTCCATCAAGTGCAGCGATATCTGAATCATTGTTATTAATCTCACCGTGCAACTCATTAATAGCACCAACAAGAGTAGTCGCAGATGTATCAAGAGTTTCAGCGAAACCGACAAATTCTTTGATATCTGAATCAACGCCCTGAAGCGTGGTGATGTCAGTATCGTGACCACTAAGGCGGGTCTCAATTGCCACCATACGTGCATCTGCAGAATCTGCTCTAGCAGCGAAGTCTGAGTCAGCACCTTGAAGTGCAGCGATGTCTGTTTCATTTTGAGAAATTCGAGACTCTGCGTCGACGAAGCGAGTTTGGTCTGAATCAAGACGCGATTCGGTAGTAGATACACGAGTTTCGAGATCTACAAAGCGAGCGTGGTCCGAATCGAGGCGCGTTTCAATGGTATCTAAACGAACACCGTAGTCTGAATCGACACCTTGAAGCGCAGTGATGTCTAATTCATTTTGGGTTACACGTCCTTCTACTGCGACAAAGCGAAGGTGGTCTGAGTCGAGTCTTGCTGTTTGAGCAGCATCTACTGCTTGAATTGCAGCAATATCTGAATCGTGACCATCTAGGCGCGCATTGCTTGCTGCGTCTGCACTTTGTAGTGCGGCAATCTCAGCGTCGTTTGCGGCTACTTCGTCGCTGTCGAGCAAAAGGTTAGTTCGTAACTCGTTAATTGCTTCGATAACAGATTGTGAAGTAGTGCCCAAAGCAAGGTAATTACCGCTTGAGTCCTGACCGATCTTCGCTTCAAGAGCAGCGATATCAGTTTCGTTTGTATCGATGTCGTCCGATAGTTGTGAACCTGCTAATGTCGCTGGAGTAACTGCACGCTCTGTATCAGTGCCTGTATCTACTTCTGCTTGTGTCGCGAGTTCAACTGTACCAGATTCGGTTTCAGTTGCTTCGTTAAAGTTTTTATTGATTACCGATGCGGTTGTGGTAGAAGTCCACAAAACCATATCGCCGACTTCAACGTCAGCAGTCGGTGTAAATGTTACGCCAGTTGCTGATAAAGTACCAGCAGTATCGACGATATATTGGTGACCTTGTGCTAGACTTGCGTCAGCGGCGATCGTTGCAGCATTAGTCGGGTTGATTAGACCCTTGAAAATTACATCACCAGTTATATCAGGGGATACCGTACGAAAGGTCGCACCATCCCAGATGTTTAATGCCTCGTCGTCAGTATCGTATACAAACAGACCAGCATTTCCGGCGCCCAGAGTTCCTGCTAATGCACTTTTCTCTGCGGCAGTAACGTTCTGAATGCGCGCATCAATAATCTGACCGACTTTTGCTAAGTCTATGTCATGCATTATTCTTTGATTTGCCATTTCTTTTCTCCGTTATTATTGTTTTTTATTTTATACCGAAGAGAGTCTTGGACCCTGGAATTCAATTTATATTACATATTGTATTTATAAAATAAGAAGGTTAAACAGTCGCGTTTAAGATTGATTGTTCGATTATATTTAGTTTTTATGAACTTTCAATCGTATGCGATATATTCGCCCTGTTCAGAAACGATAAAGTCTGCCGCTTCATCTGACAACAAAACGTCGACAGGAACAGGTGGTGCAGTCGTTGGTAGAACCTCTGCTGTTCTTGGTGCAGAAGGTCTAATATTCAAATTCAAAGTTTCGACCGCATTAGTATTTATAACTCTGAATTCTAGGAGAACAGAAATAGAGTTCTGATCTGGATTTGAGAACACATCTATATTTAAAATTTTGGCACGAGGTTCATATCTTTCGATAGACTGAGTGACCCTTTCAATGATTTCTTCGCCGGTATCTTCGGTCGCAAGTTCAAATAACATCCCACCGAGATTACCGCCATATGAAGGGCGATAAGGTTTCTCGAAACGATTGGTCATTACAAGAGTCTTGATCGCTTGCTTTACTGCAGACGCATCCGTCTTCTTATATACATCACCAACTTGACCCGAAGACTTTGTCGAAAGTGTAAGGTCGATATCCGAATATAGTTTCTTTCGAACCACCCTAACACTTGACTGTAAATTTTTATCTTCTGTCGAGAAAACCTTTGACATTTCTTAATCCTCTTCTGGAAGTATTTCCAGCAATTCGTTTTTTGCTTGAAGTTCACCGTTGTAGTTAGTTTCAAGATCATGCTTGTATTTAACCTCCCACGAAGTCGAAACCTGTGGAATCTGTAAAAAAATTGTAGTAGTTAGTTCACCACTTGGATCAAAGGTGTCATATTCTAATGAGAGTTTATCATAATCAATGTAATCTTTCCAAAACACTGCGAGGTCGAAAGACTTCCTAGGATCAGTTTTTCCATACTTGTCGATTAACTGATATCCGATTGCCCTTCCGTCTCTTCTCAAATCATTGATACTATTTGCTGTGGGTCTTTCTCCCATATATGTTGGCACCCGAGCAATCCAACCATCTGGTCCTTTACCGTAAGAACTTCGAGGGACTGTCTTAGAAATAGTCTTGGCGTTTTCTTCACTTCCCGCAGGCAGTTCAGACATTTGAAACTTGGGGTTTGGTTCGTAGATACCGTCCGAAATAATCAATCGGTGTTGATTAAATTCTGTATTTGAATATGCAGCATTAATCGCGTGCGCATGAAGGACTAGGTTTCGGGCAATCTGGTTCCTATCTGCGGAGTTAAAGAAATTCTCAGCATAGAGTTTTTCGAACTGAGTTCGCGAACCCTTAGAACCAAGGAACTTCGCGCATGTAATACCTGCCCCGAGTTTTGTCGAGGAAGTTACCTTGCCATTTAGTTCCGGATTATATTCGGGATCAACTAGAATCTTCATTTTCTATCTACCTTAAATCGCTTGCTTCTATTATCAATCGGGTTATTCCCAAGGAGATTAGTTCCGAATCTAACAGTTCCTTTCTTACCCGCAGACCGTCCGATATTCTTAGGAATATTCTTTTTGAACTGCTTATTCAACTTGCCTTGTGCCACGAGATAACTTGTAAACTCTGAATTACTCAGATTGGCAGGATCTCTTAACTTCGATCGAATCTCATGTATCGAAGGATCGTGATCAAACAGTTCTTGATATTCGTCGGACTTGCTTAGTTTGTCTTTAAGTTTAGGATCGACCGATACATTCCTCACTCCATAGGTAGAAGAAGATAATTGCATCTCTACGATCGCAGGGTTTGGTATCGGTGCTGTTGCAGGTATCGGAACAAACGGCATAATTCCTGGGACTGGTGACGTAATTACTGGTGGTTTCCCTGGCTTGCTATCTTTCGCCGTTACCGCAGTAAGTGCTTGCCCTGCTCCGGTCGCGAACCCTGCCTGTGATGCAAACATAGCATAATCAGAGTGTATTGCTTCTGCTGCCTTACCGACGAGCGAACCATAGAATGTTGATATATTGGTGACCCCGCCTGGAAATCCACCGTATGTCTTACCGTAATAGTCGATGAGCGGTCCACCAATAGTCCCTTTATGCCCGATCATACTAATATGTCTTGCGGCAAGACTAGTCGTCGACGCTGCAACAACCCACTCATTTACTGCTGTGGTGGTTAGATTACCACCCGCTAAAATTTCAGTATTGCCCTGTACCAATTGGTTTGCATTTCCAGCAACAATCTGGTGATGGTCTTCTAACAATGTTTCTGTGTTATTTCCGAGCACCTTAGCACCACGTGCACCGCGAATTGTATAGTTTTGATCAAGATTCACCGTCTTAGTGTGCCGACCTTTTATTTCTTCTTTCTTATCTCCCGCAACATTTAAGTTATAGTTGCCGCCGACATTCATGTTAAGGTCTCCAGACACGTCCAGAGTAAGATTACCTTTGTATATTAGCGTACCTTCACCTTCAACTATCGTTGTGTGGTCGCCTCCAGTAACCTCGACACGCTGGTTGCGAGAGGATATTACAACCGTGCCGTCTGCTCTTAATTCTATTCCAGCACCGGTACGATGCTTAACAAGCACTCGCTCTCCACCTGGAGTATCATCCATCTCGAATGAATGTCCGGAGGCAGTTTGTTGAACCTGATTGTGCGGAAAGACCGAAGGTTTTTGATCAGGAATATCTAACGATACACCAAAGTCTCCACCACCTAAACTTAGGTTGTTGACCGCCTCTCCCTTTGCTGCCTTATTAACACTCGTACCATAAAAGTATTCGCGTGAAGGAAATTCGCCGGTCGGATCATTAAATCCATCAAGCGTAACACCCTCTGTTATTTCTCTTGAAGAGTCGAAACGCTCTAACCTTGTGTAATAGTTGTCTGTTTTATTCGTCATTGTTTATTTCATCAACAGTAAATGGTGATTGATTAGCAGGATCAGTAAATAAAGAGCTCTTGCCGAAGTTCGCCAACACATATTCTCTCACATCAAATCCAGGATCATCTTCGTTTGGGTCGATGTCGTTGTGTCCAACTATCTGCCCGCCTGCATATGTACCATAGAAAGCACGACATAAATGATCGAAGGTATTGAACTGACTCCGAGTCAACGATTGAACAGAAACAAAATTTTCTGGATTTGGCGTTCCGGATGGAACATTAATACCACCAACAAACACAACACCGATGCTTCCCGTATTATGATTATTTAGCGGGGAATGTTGCCCTTCTATATTCACAGGACGACCACGCTGAAGAGAACCGTCTCTTCTTATAACATAGTGGTAACCAATTCCATCTAGATCTGATGCTAGGTGATACGAGTTAATTTCCTCGCTACCGATATTTTTATTAGTGGTCGTTTCTGTCCAGTGCACCACAATTTCCGTGACTTCCCGAGAAATATTTTTGAGTTCTGCCTGAAGTTCTTCGGTCGAGGAGATATAAGGAAATATTGGATTACCCTTTCCTTGTTTCCAATCCTTTTCATACGAACCGATAATATAAGGTTCCGCGAAAACAAACTCCGAAGGTGGTTCCCGCGTAGCAGAAGATATCGTCGTATCAATAGTATTTAAGAAGTTTTTGATGACAGGAAATGGTTTGCCTGTTCTCTTATATAATATGTTCGCCGCCTCATCCTTGTCGATAGAATCACCTTGTGACAAAGAAATCACATTCTGTATCTCCGCAGGACTCAATGAAGGGGCGAAATCTTTGACTTGTTTCTTGATATCAGTAAGTGTCTCCGCACTCAAGGATTGTATGATTCCGGTCTTACCGTCTTTGGCAATCCTAGACTGCACCAAGGAGTTTGAAATATCAACTTCTTTGGAGTATCTCTGTCGATTCAGCGAAGCATTCTCGGTTGATTGCTCAACAGCAACGGGATCTTTACCGCCCGAAAGATTCTCAAGATCTGACCTGAGACCTTCGATATTCTTCTTAGTTTCTTTCGCCTTTGTTACTAGATTCTGTAAATCTGTCTTCGAAGCATTAATAGTATTGATTGCATTGTTAAATTCTGAGTCTGCGCTCGGACCACTGCTTGTAATTGTATCCTTAACTATGTTCAAACCAGTTTCGGTCAGACCGCCATCCGAGTCGATAGAAGAAACGAACGATATTGTTCTATTAATATCTTTCGGGATAACCGAGTTTACAAGTTCACCGGTAATTGTATCCATCGCTGTTGCTGCCAGCGAGTTTATCGAAGACGCATCGAATGCACCGATTTTACCTTTGAGGTTGTTTGCCGCGTCCATCAATCCTGCAGGATTACCGTCGACCACCGCCGCCTGTAGCGCACCAGCATCGATAGCACCAAGTCCAGTAATCAATTTAAGTATAGCAGCAATCGTTCCGTCTAGTCCACCTTGCTCTGCGAGAGAGGTCTGGATAGGGAAGACAACACCATTAGAATCGGGTTCAGTATATTCGATTGATACTGTGGCACCCAACTTGCTCGATAATGCCGCCGCTGCACCGGTAACAATATCGCTTTTAAGATTTTCTAGACTCTGTGCACCAGCATCTAGCAATCCTTCTTTAGTCGATAGAGCAGTCAAGTCGTCTTTAAACCCATCAACTTCTTGCGTTAGAGATTGGATACCGCCTTCGACTTGTCCCGCAATATTACCCGATATCGACTCAAGGGAGTTAGAGATATCTGCTTTAGTTGTTTCTCCGAGTTTATCAATCTGTTTGGTATCGACTGAAGAAACTGCGCCCTTAACAGATTCTTTGAGAGTCTCGACTTTGGATTGTAGACCACCTTGCCCCTTTGCAACGCTCATTAAGATATCACCTCATCATATGCAACTTGCGCGTAATTATCTGTATTCTTATCTGTATTCAAATACTCTCTATTTATTATGGCGCTAGCATCTTTAATATTTGTCGCCGCTAATAGTTTGCTGTTGGTCAGGTTATATCTGTTCCTCAATTCAAACAAGATATACTGCAGTTGAATAGAAAATAATCTCCAATCCGAAGCAGGAGTGTAATTCGACGCAAATCTAAGCAACCCGCTGTATCGACTTCCGACAGTCGATTCCTTCGCCCAATTAGCAATACCCGTCACACTACTTTTATTTTCCTGAAATGTTACCAAAGAACTCGCGCCAATCAAAGCACCAGTAATAGATGCTGCCTGAATAAGCGGATATCCATTATCAATAAAGAACTTCATGGACTGCAGACGTCTTAGGGATAGACTCGCATCATATACACCGTCGTCTTTAAATGATTCCGAAACAACATTCTGGTAACGAATTGTTTTGTAGTCGTATGAATTCTCACCAGAACCGGTACGCTTCGTTTGATTCGAAGTGGGCAATTCAACCCTTGGAAGACTGCCAATAATCAGTGGTATCTGCGATGTTACACCGTCAAGGAACACACCAAATACAAACGATCCCGCAACAATCTGGGGTATGCGTCCGATGCCCGAGGATCCGCCTTCAGTAGTCGGAACAAGAACCTGTGCCCACGGTAGGTCGCGCTCCGGTATATCTCCGGTCGATGGACTGTGTACACCGTTGATCCGTACCTTTATCCTTCCCTCTAGACCAGCAGGTGGATGTGCGTTGACAACAGTACCGAAGAACCATCTATAATCGTCACCGTAAAAATCTTTTTGTATTGGTCTTAAAATATTCATAGTTTAAAGTTCTTAGGTAGATCGCCAAGTTTGGCGACTCGCATCGATGCAAAATGATTTTCTTGGACTAGATGATGACTGGTTGCAAGGATTAAGTAATCTCCAGATTTCTTTTTATCTATCTGCTCTGCTGCATTTTCTGTATCAGCACTAGTGTTTGCATTCAAGAATAAAATCCTAACCCTTCGACCAACACTCACCTTTCCTTTAAATAGAGAGATTCCATCTAACCCAACATCAATAACATTCTTCTTTAAGATATGCCGGATAATTTTATTTTTCATCTTCAATTTTGACTCAAAGATGTCGTTATTCTGATCGAGCAAAGTTGCTTCATCATGATAACTTTGAAACTGATTGTATGTGTTTGAAGATGTTACTTGGTGAATATGTTTAGAATTATACTGATCCGAGACCTTTCCGTCAATCATTAATGATGGATCGAACACAGATTGTGTGGTATATTCGTCTATGGTTCCTGCCAACTTCAGTTCAGTAAGGATATCACGGACAGACAAGTGACTGCTTGACGATAGACCGGTTCCCGCGTCGATGCTGGAATGAAAAGATCCTATCGCCCCGAGTTCGAATAAACTCATTGAGTTATCTGTGCCGGTTTCTTCATATGCTGTTATATCATAGTACGGACCAAGCATAACTTTATCCGGTTCTGCGGACTTGGTCGCTGTACTAAAACGATATGGAAGTTCTTCGTTGATCACCTCTTGCGCCATAAGGGTATCGAGGTCAGACAAATATAATTTATCACTGTACAGATCACCCGAAAGAAAGAGCGGACTCCCAGTCTTAGTTGTTGCTCTGTTCATCAACCAATTGGTCGCTTCGAGAGGTCTCAGATATGGAACGATAACCTTTCGCACACCTTGTGCCGAACCCTGAAAGAAACCCTTAACCACTTTTTTTCCGAGGTCGCCTTGACAAATATCCGTTACGATTCCTTCTATGTTCTTTGTGAAAGATCTGCTGATCTGCTTTACAGAATTCACATAGACATGTTCTTCTACCAGTTCAAGCGATAGTGCTTCGGAGCGCTCGTTTACCTTCTTGGCGTCTATGACATTAGAGATAAAGAAAACCTTTTCGAATAACGGTTCCATTAAATTTTCACTAGAACCAACAGTGATCACGATTCGTTCGGTGCCTTGTAATGATAGCATACTTCGAAACCCGAAATCGTCGAGCATTTTAATCCTCGCGTCAACATACGGTTTCATGAGATTTTCATAAAACTTTACTTCGACGACGTTGTTACGAATATCGATCCTCTGTACGGGAGTCTCCGAAGATGTAAGAATGACTTCAGCACGAATGACTGTGAATGATGTATTGACCTTCATTAAGATGCTTCCAGCAGACGCTTAAACTCACCCACAACTGATTCTATGCTATCTTTCCGAATAACCCTAATAGTCCTTGCTTCGTCGTTCTGACTTGTGAGATACTCGAGGTTGGTTACTGGAACAGCATTTAAGATTACATCCAGCGGATCAAGGAATATGTTTACCCACTCTCCCTCTGCGTTTTCGTAGTGGTGTGTGCCTTCATATTCATAAACTGTATTCAATACAGCAACCTCATTTGAACCATCAGCGTATGCTATCCTAACCGATCCGGTTGGGTTGATATCTGAGTTCGTTACTACTGTGAGTTCTCCGGTATCGAGGTCTTTTCGAATTACTATTCCTTGACCCTCATCTCTGCTTTGTTGGGTTGAAATCCTTTGATTGGATTGGGTTATGATTTGAAACCCGCCTTGCGTCGATATTGCACTTGGCGCAAGATCAAATGTTACGGACTGCCCGACATTATAGATGTTCGCATATGCTGCCAATTCTTGAGCGTTACTGACATCAAGTTTAACGACATAGTTTTTAAAATACCTGTTTTTGGCAGCAACTTGCAATTCATATGCCGCCATTGGCCAACCGACTTCACGCAGTCTTTCGTTCATTAAGAAGAACGTCCACTCATATTCAGGTTTGCCATACAACGCATATGCCAGCGTATCCGGTCTTTCGAAATCCCGAATCTCATATTCAATATATGTCGAAGACAACTCACGGAATGAGTCGATCGTATCAACATATTTTGAAAGTTTCTGAAATTGAACTGGTTGTTCTTCGTCGCCAAAGAGGTATGGAACGGTTGGAAAATTTGTAAAATACTTTGACATGCTTATAGTCCTTTGTCTCTTACCTTCGCTTTATCCATAGTCGCGAATTCAGTGAACGATAACGCGACATCTACTTCGATAAAGTAGTCTCTATCCTTTCCCGCGTACATACTTCCTGCCGCTGTCTGGTTAAAGTTTGTTGCGACGGATTGGAGATAACATCTTTGGAAATCAAATCCTGGATTGTTTTGCCCAGATCTATCTCTTACCTTGATATCAAATATGTTTGGAAACTCGTAAGCGAATGGAACGCCATCGACATTGATTGCTTCAGGATATACTTCCCTTCTAAAAAACTTTACAATATCTTTAATCTGTTTCGCTTCGTTCTCGCTCTTGGCGATCAACTTGAAAGTGAACTGAAATGATCTCATATCGACTGCTTCAAACAAAGTTCTAGTGTTTGGATTCGAGGTTACGCGAGATGCTTCTTTAGTCGCATTAGAGATATTCTCGAAGATGTCGCCACCTGCCGCACCTGCTACAAGAGCACCCGCACCACCAGCAATTAGTCCACCGGCGAGACCTGCTGCTGCCGTCCCCGCACCCTTTACTGCCAATTGAGAAATTAGTTTGTTTGTTACACCGTTGATTTTGTCGCCTTGGTCGCTTGTTGCTGCTTTAATAAGACCAGCACCAAAGTTTGTATTGGCGGCAGTATATGAGACACCATCGTTGATTGTTATGCCTTGTTGAAGCGGAAGTTGTACGCTACCAACCTTGTCGCCCTTTGTAAAGTTTTCGTAAGAGTTCAATTTGCCTGCAGTCTTCAAAGACTTTGCTGTATCCCAAGCAGTACCAAGGAGTCCTTTTTCTTCCTTTCCCTCTTCCTTTTCTTCGGAGACGGTCTCCGACTCAGATTTTTCTTCTGGACTAGAAAATGTTTCACGCACCTTCTGCGATAATTTGGATAGATTTTGAGCGATCTCTGTCTGAGCGATCGGATCTATTTTGTATGCAGAAAACATAACCGTAACTGGGTGAGTATCCGTCGAGAGAGACTCCGGCCATTTAAAAATCGGTGGTGCTTGGTCGACCTTTTCGGTCGCATCTTCTTTATTTTCTGGAGTTGATTTACTGGCGATCTTTTTCCCGCCCTGCGCTGCAGTTATTAAATCTTCTCTAGTTACCTTATCGCCAACTTGTCCGTATGCGGTTGTCACGATTTTGATTCCTCTAAATAAAATAAATTCTAAGTTTATTTATAGTACATATGCCGACCTATAAAGGAAAATATAAAGTAAAGAACCCAAAGAAGTATAGTGGCGATTATAGCAATGTTATTTATCGCTCTTTGTGGGAACGAAATGCCTTCCGTTGGTGTGATGAAAACTCGTCAATCAAGTCGTGGTCGAGCGAAGAAGTGGTCATTCCATACTACTACGAGGTGGATAAAAAATACCACCGTTACTATATGGACTTGAAGATTGTACTCGAGAGTGGTAAGACGGTTCTCGTCGAGATCAAACCATTCCACCAAACCAAACCGCCAACCGGTCAAAGAAGAACTAAACGATACATTAATGAGGGATTGACCTACATCAAGAATCAGAATAAGTGGGAAGCAGCAGCAGAGTATGCTGCCGACCGTGGATGGGATTTCCAAATCTGGACCGAAAAAGAATTAGAAAAGATGGGTATTTTACCTAAATCAACAAAACCTTTGAAACCAATGAAACCTTTTACGAAAAAGAAGAATAAATAGAAGGGATAAACACTAAGGGTTCAAGATGTCTAATCTGTTTCAGAAAGTAGAACTGGAAGCATTCCGTGCCGGTATTACTCCGCGCACGAAAGAATCTCGTGCATGGTTCCGCAAAAAGTTATATAACATGAAAGCGCTCAACAGACAAGCGTTGTTGCGCGAAGATCCTCTCATAAAAAGAAGCGTCGCCCCACTAAGAAAGAAACAAGGTATCGGCGACATGTATATGTTTTTCTACGACGCGAAAGGAAAAGATACATTACCGTATTATGATGCTTTCCCATTGATTATTAACATGGGTCCAGCGAAAAAAGGATTCTACGGATTGAACGTCCATTATCTTCCGATCGCACTTCGTGCTAAATTCTTGGACGGATTAATGGATAAGACAACGAATAACAAATTCGACGAGACAACGAGATTTCGTCTCACATACAATTACTTGCAATCGTCTTCGAAGTTGAGATACTTTAAACCGTGCTTCAAACATT